GTGAAGGCCCTGCCACCGGCGAAGGACGGCAAGGACGGTGACAGCGTCACGGCAGACGATGTGCTGCCGGTTCTGCGCAAGGAGCTCGGGGAGCTCGTTGCCGCGATCCCACCGCCGAAGGACGGTAACGACGGCACGAGCGTCACGGCAGACGATGTGCTGCCGGTGCTCGAGGACCTCGTGAAGGCCCTGCCACCGGCGAAGGACGGCAAGGACGGTGACAGCGTCACGGCAGACGATGTGCTGCCGGTTCTGCGCAAGGAGCTCGGGGAGCTCGTTGCCGCGATCCCACCGCCGAAGGACGGTAACGACGGCACGAGCGTCACCGTCGACGACATCCGGCCGATCTTCGACCAGTCGATGGCGACCTGGGCGCTGGAGTTCGAACGGCGTGCGATGGATCTCCATCAGCGGCTGATTGACCGTTTCGAAAAGCCGAAGGACGGCAAAGACGCGCTGGAGCTCGCGGACTTCAAGCTCGAACTCGGCGCAGACGAGCGTACGTTGACGCTCGTGCTCGAGCGCGACGATCGACGCGAGGAACGATCCTTGCGATTGACACACGTGCTCGACCGCGGTGTCTGGAAAGACAAGCACCCGTACCTCAAGGGCGACGGCGTGACCTACGGCGGCAGCTTCTGGATCGCGCAGCAGGATGCGCCTGCCGGCAAGCCCGGCACGTCGAAGCACTGGCGGCTCGCGGTTCGACACGGCCGCGACCACAAGCCGAAGGACGACTGACGTGGTGATGCTCGTGACCCTCGCTGAGGCGAAGGAACGGCTGCGCTACAACCACGACGAAGAGGACGGCGATCTGACGTCGCTGATCGAGGCGGCCTCCGGTGCGGTGCTGAACTACCTGAAGGTATCGGAGACCTTCTACGCGGATTCGTCCGGTGAGATCCCGGTTGACAGTTCCGGCACGGATGTGCCCGGCCCGGTGAAGACCGCGACGCTCTACCTGGTCGGCGTGCTGGCCCGTGACCGCGACGGCATTCAAGCCGGCGACTGGGAGCGCGGCTACCTGCCGAATCCCGTCGTATCGCTGCTGTATCCGCTGCGCGACCCGGCGATGACGTAGATGCCACTCGACGTCGGCAAGCTGAGGCACCGCATCACGATCGAGCGGCCGGTGCTGAACCAGGACGCGACGACCGGGGAGATGGTGCGGACCTGGGAGACGGTCGTCGCCAACGAGCCGGCAGCCGTCGAACCGCTGTCGGTCCGGGACTTCCTCGCCGCTCAGGCGCTGCAAAGCGCGGTCACGCTCCGCGTCACGATCCGCTTTCGAGCCGGGTTGACGGCGGATATGCGCCTATTGCACGGGTCGCGGATCTACAACCCGCAGGGCTGGCTGGCGGATCCGGTGAGTGGGATCGAGTACCTGACGGCGCCGTGCTCGGAGGGCGTGAATGACGGCTGAGACCGTCGGCGAGATCTCGCTGATCCTGTCCTACTATCGTGGCCCGCGGATGTTGAGAGCGCAGCTCGATGCGGTCGCGGAATACCCGGACGGCTACACCGTCATCGTCGTCGACGACGGCAGTCCGGAGCCGGCCGAAGACGTGATTTCAAATGCCGATCGCGTTGCACTCTATCGTATTGACAAGGACATCCCGTGGAACCGCGGCGGTGCTCGGAACCTGGGCGCTCAGGTGGCGATCACGCGCTGGATCGTGCAGCTCGATCTCGATCACGTCCTGCCGCCGGCAGCGGCCTCTGTCCTGCTCAAGGTCTGCGTGGACCCGCGGGCCTGGTACCGGTTTCCACGCTGGCGAATCGGCCAGGCGGATGAGACGCGCCGCAAGGACACGATCCCGGACTTCCTCGAGATCGGGCCGGTGAAGCCGCACATCGACAGCTATCTGTGCACCCGTGCGCTTTACTGGAAGGCCGGCGGCTACAACGAGGACTTCAGCGGATGCCTGGGCGGCGGCTCGCCGTTTCTCGCGGAGCTCGCTAAAGCCGGGCCGCTGAAGCTGCTGCCAGAACCGGTGCATCTTTGCGTTTACACGCGACATGCGATCCAGGACGCGTCGGTGTCGACGCTCGATCGGAGCACCGACGAGTACGCTCGTCGGCGCCGGGCGCTCGAGCGAGCCGGGCGTATCAGGGGGCATGACCCGGTTCGGTTCGAGTGGCGGCGGGTGCTGTGAGTTGCTGAAGGTCTTTTGCTGCGGACTGCCGAAAGCGGGCACCTCGACGTTGCACCACGCGCTCGAGCAGGCGGGACTTCGGTCAGTCCACGGAAAGGTCGGCGATATGCCGTCGGCGCTGCTGTTGAATCGGGCGTGGCTCGAGGACGCCGATCCGTTGAGCTATCTCCCGGACTGGGTCGAAGCCATTACGGATCCGTATCTGTCCGGTGATTCGAAATGGCACCGCGTTTACCTGTGGCCGTCGCTGTCGCCCGGGTTCCTGCGATCGCTGCGACAGCATCATCCGGACCTGCTAATCGTGCTGCACACCCGGCGGATCGACGATCACGTGGCCAGCATTCGCCGCTGGAAGGATCTGGCCAAACGACTGCGCAAGGCAGAGCTGCCGTTCCTGCCGGCCGGGATGGGTGGTGGACCGGAGCTCGGCTGGTGGATCAATGGCTACTACGCGCGGGTGCGACACATGTTCGCGAGCGACCCGCGGTTCCTGGACATCCCGATCGAAGATCCGGACACGCCGGCGCGCCTCGCGGACGCGCTCGGGGTCGACCTGCCGTGGTGGGGCGTGATGAACGCCAATCCGATAAAGGAGTGAGGACGTGAGCGAACTGGATATGACCGGCTGGACGGACAAGGACTCCAAGCTGCCACGCTTCCGCGCGTTGTACGAGCAGGACGACTTCCTGACCGCCTATGCGAAGCATACGGATCTGCGTGTGCGGGACGATCCGAAGTGGGCGATCGGCCGCGGTGACGAGTGGGAGACGCACGGCAAGCTGCAGCTGAAGTTCCTGCGCGAGCTCGGGCTCAAGCCGGCGCATGCGCTGCTCGATATCGGCTGCGGCGTCGGCCGAGCGGCACGGCGCTTTGTCCCGTATCTGGAACCCGAACATTACGTCGGGACCGACATATCGCCGGCGGCGCTCCGGCACGCCGAGCAGCTTGCGGTCGAGGAGGGCTGGGCCGACCGTCAGCCGCGTTTCTTTGCCAACGCCGACCTGGCTTTGATTGAGTCGTTCGATTACCTGTGGGCGCACAGCGTGTTCACCCACCTGCCGGCAGAGCAGATTAAGACGATGCTCCGCAATGCCAGGCCGCGAACCCGGATCGCCTTCGCGTTTACCTTCAAGGAGCGCCCGCGGCCGATCCGCACCGGGCTCAAACAGTTCGGTTATCCGTTTGCATTCATTCAGTCGCTGGCCCGGGACGCCGGGTTCGATGCGGTCCGGCACTCGATGGTGTTTCCGGCGACGCAGCCGACGATTGTGTGCAGACCGTCCCCGGCATGAGCGAAACGAAGAGCGTCATCTGCTATCAGTGGAACGACGGGTTCCGGAGTTACTTGCCCGACTATGTGAACCGCCTGGCCCGTCAGGTGCGCCGCCACCTCCCGGAGCCGCACCGGTTCATCTGCGTGACGGAAGAAACCAAAGGCTTCAGCGCCGACGTCGAGGTCTTGCCGCTGCCGCCAGCGGCGCGGGCGCTGGCTCAGGTGAAGAGTCCGGAGGGCCCGCGATTCCCGTCCAGCTACCGCCGGCTGTGGACGTTTTCGGACGACGCCCGGGTACTGGGCGACCGCGTGATGATGATCGATATCGACGCCGTGGTGACCCGCGCCCTCAAGCCCCTATTCGCGCCCGACGACGACTTTGTCGGCTGGGTACCCAGTTCGATCTGGGGCTCGGCGGAAAAGCGCCGTGTCGGCGGCGGCAGTTGGTTGCTTCGGACCGGGACACGGACGGACGTCTGGGACCGATTCTCGCCTGCCGCCGCGCTACAGGCCCACCGACAGGGTTGGCGAGGTTCCGATCAGGCCTGGATCAGCCGTTGCCTGGCGGCCGACTGTGCCGTCTGGCCGCAGCACTGCGGGATCTACCAGTCGGCGGACATGCGGCGCAATGGCCAGCCGGGCGAGGCTTTCCGCAAGTTGCCGGCGGATGCGCGGATCGTGCACTTCAACGGCAACAAGAAGCCGTGGCATCTGACTCAAGTGCCCTGGATCCGGGAGCACTTCGGGACGTGATCTTCGCCGTGCTGGCGACGGGGCCCAGCATGAGTCAGGCGATCGCGGATCAGGTGCGCGGTCGCTGCCGGGCGGTGGCCGTCAATGATGCGTTTCGGTTGGCGCCCTGGGCGGACGCGCTGGTCGGCAACGACCGGCGCTGGTGGAACACGTACCCGGAGGCGCTCGCCTTCGAAGGCCGAAAGTACTGCGCCTTCCAGCTGAAAGGCTGCGAGCTGCTGAAGCCGATGCCGGCGTTCCCGGCCGGCACGAACTCCGGGCTCCAGGGCTGCCGGGTCGCGGCGATGCTCGGGGCAACGAAGATTCTGCTGCTTGGTTTCGACCTGCACGGCAGCCATTACTTCGGCGCGCACCCGAAGCCGCTGAAGAACACGACGCCGGCGCGTTTTAAGGAATTCATCCGGCAGTTCTCCGGCTGGAAGGGCGCGCCGATCGTCAACTGCACGCCGGGATCGGCGCTGACGCGGTTCCCGTTCTCGACGCTCGAAGAGGAGCTTAGGATCGATGGCGAA